CCAAAGATTTATTGTATAAACGTTTGGTCATTACCATGGGTGGAAAAGCAGCCGAACGAATTTTTTATGGGGAGGAATATGTGTCTTTGGGTGCGAATCAAGATCTAAAACAAGCCAATTCTCTTGCGCGAAGAATGATTGGTAATTTTGGAATGGGAACACGCCTGGAGACCTTTTATAATGAAAATATAGACAATGATGCGAATCCATTTTTGGGTCGGAGTTTTGGCTCATCCGAAAAATATTCGGAAAGCACCAAGGAGTTGTTTGATAAAGAGGCACTTTTGCTGATTGATAGCGCCTACATGGAGGCGAAACAAATATTACACCAAAATATCGATATGCTTCATATTGTCATTGACTTTTTATTGAATGATAAATATTTATCGGGACAAGAATTCCGTAATATTATAGAGGCAAAAGAAATCATCGATTAGTGTAAGTACAAAAATTTTTACACTTTGTCGTAATCAAAATAAAATTGAAAGCTTTTGGGACCCGGGTCTTTAAATCACTCTACAAAAAATATTTTAAAACAACTTAAAGAAAATGTCCGAAACAAATATCTTGGAAACTCGAGTGATTGATTTAACAAATGATGCTGCGAGCAATCGTGTATCTGTTCCAGATTTTAGCAGAATATTGACAAGTAATCGTCGTAATCCCGCATGTTCATTCTGCGAATGCCCTGGGCATAATATACGAACATGTAGGCATCCTGACCGAGAAAAATTACACGAATGTGCTCAGTTTATGTATTTAACAACTTGCCATTATTTACAGCGTTTTCCGAATACAGAAAGAACTCATAAAATGTGGTTGGACAACTTATCTACGAGCGAATATAAAATATTAGCAAAGTTAAATCGCTTGGAAACAGACTCGAAAACGACTCGTCCGCAATACCAAGAAATATTACATGAGCATTATATTCAATATGCTGAAGAAGAATTGCATAATGTCACATCAACAAACGCAACAACCATTTTGCTTCTCTACATTGAAATTCTATTGAGAGGACTTGTCACGGACATAGACTCAATGATATATGCGGTGACTAAGTTAACAATGATAATCAAAAACAGCGGAAGACATCTCATGGATATGCCTCGTTTTCGCTATTGGTTAGGAAACCATATGGATAATTATTACGGATTTCGTCAACTTCGAGAAAATCGCAAACAAAAGCCGACAATGACTCATACCCCGTCATTGGCTACGGACGTCGACGCAGAATGTCCTATTTGTTACACCGAGATGACGAATGATTCCATGGTTCAACTTGGTTGTGCTCATTCCTTTTGTGGCGACTGTATCATTGGTCAAATCAAGTCAAGTAGAAAACCAACTAGTGAATGTGGCTTGTGTCGCGCTACCATCAGCGAATGCCGAAGTACCTCAAAAAAATTATTACAAAAATTATCATCAAGTATTGTCTAAAAAACAAAAAATAAAAAACAAAAAATAAAATAAAAATATAAAAAGTGGGTCTCTAGGGACTCATTTTTTATTTCGTCTTTTTCGTATTTTTTTTATATGATACTAATTTATCATTATCATATAAAATGAGCGTTGATTTGAATATAGACAATTACAATTTGGACGATATTTTAAAACTATTCAAATTACCGTTGGATTTCAATGAACACGAACTAAAACAAGCCAAACAAGTTGTATTAAAAACTCACCCGGATAAATCGGGTCTCTCATCAGAGTATTTTTTGTTTTATTCAAAAGCATATAAAATGTTGTATTCTGTTTGGGAATTTAGAAAAAAAGGTGATGTGAATAAGACAACGACAAATACGGATTATGACAACATTGAAGATTACAGTGAAAAAGACAAGAAAAAAATATTGGACAATCTTTTTCAATCAAACAATGGAAAACTCAAAAATAACAGAGAATTCAACGAATGGTTTAACGACCAGTTTGATAAAATGAAATCCGTTCGCGATGATGAAACCGGATATGGCGACTGGTTACGTTCCGACGAAGATTTACATAATCCAAGTGGCGAAAATGTATCGATGGCGACGATGAAACATGAATTTGACAAGAAAAAATCCCAAGTGAGAGCACTCATCGTAAAACAGGATGTGAGTGAATTCAATAGTTCAAATTCAATGTTTGGTACGGAATTAATGAGGGAAGGACCCGGGGAGTATAGTTCAGGATTATTTAGCAATCTTGCTTATGAGGACCTTCACAAAGCCCATACTGAAACGGTGATTCCGGTAACGGACGAAGATTACGAAAGCATGCCCAAATTTAAAAATGTCAATGAGTATATGAATTACCGAAACACATTGGATATGAAACCACTGACTGAACAAAAGGCACAAGAAGTGTTGAACCGTCAAAACGAAAAAGAATCGGAAAAAGCCACCAGGCGAGCATATGAATTAGCCAGGCAAACCGAATTGGCAAAACAAAAAAGCCAAGGATTCTGGGGAAACCTACAATTACTTGGAAATAAAGCCTTTGGTAGTAAATAAGATATACTATTTTATATTATTTTAACCCATTTTACTTTTAGAAAAAGAAGTCAAAGAGAGAAAAGGGGTGTGGAAAAGCCATAAAACAAAAAAGACAAAAAGACAAAAATACAAAAAACCAACAAAAACCACAAAAAACAGAAAATAAAAATATATGAATAGTATATATTTATTTATGGCAATTAAGACAATTAGTTATACAAATATTATAGTGATTTTAATCATTGCTTCCGTTATCGGGTTTTTATACAATCGCTATATGGAAAAAATGGACCGACTACAAGGTCTAGGAAATAGTTACGGAGCAATTCAAAATTATTTATTAACCGATTCATCCCTCAGTGATGTCAAGAAACCCATCTTATGGATTCCCATTGAATATGAATATAACGCCCGTAATTGGTTATCGTTCGGCTCCAGGTCATCGTTTGAGTTGAACCAGCCTTATATGTATTTAACTGTGAAGAGCATCATTAATCAATGCGGCGATTCATTCCATATTTGTATTATAGACGACAATTCATTCCGCAAATTATTGCCTGAATGGAACATCAATTTGGATGCCACGGCAAATCCTATCAAATGTAATATTCGTAAACTTGGTTGGGTAAAAATATTATACCGTTACGGAGGCATGTTTGTACCCCCATCCTTTTTATGTATGCGAAATTTAGAAGAATTGTACAACACCGGGATTGCCGGGGGGAAAATGTTTGTCGGGCAAAATGTCGACCGAAATCAAACCTCGGTCACCCACGAGTTTTACCCAGACATGCGTTTTATGGGCGCACCAAAAGAATGCGCCGTTTTGAACGATTTCATGGATTTCATGCAGCGAACTATATCCTCGGATTTCACCAGTGAATCGGTGTTTTTAGGGGATTTCAATCGTTGGACGAATTCAAGAACTCGTGAAATCAACATTATCGATGGTAAACTCATAGGTACCAAGACATTGAATGATGAACCAATCTTGATTGACGATTTGTTATCAAATAATTACATTGACTTGTATGCCAAAACATACGGAATATGGATACCTGCTGAACAAATATTGAATCGCCGACATTACGAATGGTATGCGCGTTTATCGCCCAGACAAGTGCTAGAATCGGAAGTCATTTTGAGCAAATATATATTGTTGGCAAGCGCACCTAATGAAAAACAAGGACGAATTGAGGAATTCAAACAAATGCCTGAATGGATTGGATACTGGCAAGTGCCATCTGGGTTTGGATTATGGGGACAAAAACCAAATTACTTGGGTAATCATATGATAATCAAAGACCCTGATTATTCTACAAATTTAGTGTAATTATATTTTATCTATATAGTATATAATATGGGTGAATATTATGACTATCCAAGAACACCTTTACAAAATTTAGATTCTTTTAATGATACATATGGCGATATGGTACGAAATTCTCGTCAAAATAATTATAGTCAAAATAATTTATCGAGCAATTCTGTTCCTGTAAATAAACCTTTGACTTTATTAGATTTTAATAGAATAGAAGATAGACCTAAAAATTATGAACCACGCAAATTTAGACAAGTATTTACACAAGAAAATGGGGGAAAACGACGCAAGAGAACAACCCAACGAAGAAGAAAGAGAAAAGGGTGTAAATCAAAACGTAGAAGAAGAATGTAAAAACATGTAATTTTATTTTATATGTATAATATAGGATAAAATATGAGTGATGAAAATAAAACAAATCTTGATAAATATGCGGAGGAATTAAGCGATTATATAGGCAACGCAAATACAATTCAATATAAGGTTCCTCCACCGATTCAAGAAACTTATGGATGTGGAAAAGCCCGGAGTTATAAAGACCGTTTTGACATTGTAGAGGTTGACCCAAAAACATTAAATATTCAAGGATATTTTGTAAATAAGTCATTGAATTTGTTATTTATTCAGAAAATAAAAGAATGGTTTCCTAGTGATGTTGTGAATGACGAAACAATAAAAGAGGTATTTCACAATACAAATATGGATATTATAGAATTTATTAAAAATAAAATTAAAAAAATGAATGAGACTACAAAAAATATTAAAAATCTAGAAGAAAATGTAAATGAAAAAAAAAATGTAAATGAAAAAAAAAATATTTTAGAAAATATTTTGGAAAAAACACTTTATGGATTAAGTAGAGAAGCACCTGGTGTAAATATACATTATAACGATTCAATGATAAAGGATAAAGATAGTCGTGAATACATTCAAGTAACTGAACTTCCTGATTATTCAGGCGTCACTGATTACAGACATCAAGTTCATATATATTCAAAGTATTTGAACCTTTTGGAAAAGATAAAAAAACAATTAGAGAGCATGGGTACTGATAAAGACGAAATAAATCTACAATTATTATACGTATTGTTATTTTGTTTAAATACTGGAGAAGATACAATTCAAATATTCACTAATTTTGGAGTTGCCTTAATGAAAATGACAGATAATCCAATTATAATGAATCGAGATTTTCATATTAATGATTATATTAAAGATGATAATACACTCGCAAAGATAAATAATTCATTTCATCCATTTTATTTACCAACAAATATATATCCTTTAAATGTAAAATTATTACCAATTCAACAATTGAATAAAAATGATTTTGATATTTATATTACATTTTATAATAATGAATTAATTATCACTACATATCAATTACTTATTTTTAGTTATGGTGAAAATATGATGTTGGGTGTCGCGATAGACAAAATTGTTATGAATATTACAAAAAAAACACATAGTAATTATTTTCAGTATGTTTGGACAACAAATCTCAGTATGGAAAATATGAAAAATACAGATAATTCATCGTTTATAAATACTTTATTTAATACATTAGATAATCCAAATCAAAATCCAAATCCTACTACAGGAGGCAGGCGCAGACCTAGAAAAACCATCAAAAGAAAAAAGAATACGACCAAAAAAAGAAAACGATGTAAATCACGAAAAATCATTCGACACCGACGTCTAAAGTCTCGCTCTTAACACCGTCGGGTAAACCCTTAACACCGTCGGGTAAACTAGTAAAACAAATATAATAAACGATTTCATACGTGGATTTTTCATACCTAATTTTCGTGGTATATTTAATATCGTTGAAATTACATATTTGTCGCAATACCGTCGTAAAAGCAGTATAGCTCATCTTTTTTTCAACGTATTTTTGTTTTGATGCGTGATAATAGGGCTTACATTCTTCTAAAAAGGGAGGAATATTATTATCAAAGATTCCTTTTTTATAAGCATTATTATTAAAAATATATGTATTATCTTCTTTAATACATATTTTATCGAGTAATCCAAATAATGGTTCAACAGGGACCGCATATTTGAATATTTGTTTAGACATGTTTATAAGTATATTATTATAATAGCAAAACAAAATTATAAATCGTTTTTTCTCTTAATTTACAAAAAAAATAATTCAACGTTTCTCTCTTTGACATAGAAATTCAAAATTAAAAATGAAAATAAAAATCTATGTATTTTATATTATGACGGAACCAAAACCATTAACTGAACCAACAATATTCAAAGTAGCTGATATAATGGCACAAAATCCATTAGTCAGTAGAGATATAGTTAAAGTTACAACACCAAACGGGAACCGTATTGTTTCTCCTGATGCCCTCCCTGTGGCTAGACGAAACTACTACGAAGATGTCCCTAATATGTCATTAGCTACACTTAGAAGAGAAAGAAATCCAGATATCATACCTGAAATGACTACTGAACAACTTAGAACATTAACTGATGAATTGTATTTAACTATGAACTATGATGAATTAGACTACAGAAGAAACCATTATTTATCAGTGAATGAAGAATTTCCAGAAGAGATACGTACCCCAGAGTCTGGTAATAATGACGCACCTTGGCTAGGAAGAGTCTTTGCTGTTTTATGGAATAGGGGTGGACTGGAAAATAGACCTACTATTATTTTTGACCACGTTATTCCTAACCAAATGACTACAGGCTATGAAGTTTGGCGTAAAAAGAATGAAAGAAAATATTTTGAAAATGTATATAGGGCACTCATTCTACCTCCACATGATGGTGGTCGTAAAAGAACCAAAAGACCCGCCCGAAGAAAATCAAGAAAATCAAGAAAAAACAATAGAAAAACAAAAAGAAGACGCGCTTAAAAGAGGTTCACCAAATTGTTGGTGAATAAAGCAAGTTCTATTTCATCCTCATGTATATTGTGAAAAATAGTTATATATTTACAAATAAATGGTATAATTTCATATTTCAAATTCTCATCAATGAGAGAAGTGATTTTAACAAAAGTAAAATAGTTATCCAAAATATCCATAACAGAATATCCCTGGTCGTAAATTACATACAATACATTTAGCGCTTCCACCAGTTTTCTCTCTTTCAATAAACAAGTGTATTTATGAAAATCACTAAAATTTATGTTAGTGCATATTTTTTTGATTAAATCCAAGTGAATATCTTTATTCAATAATTTGAATTTCTCAATATAGTTAATCAATATTTTCGCGCTATTATTACACAAGTCCAGCAAAAAATCCTCCGATTCGCAATCAATATGAATCGCCTCGTTTGTTTTGATTTTGTTCAAGATTTTCAACATACTTGTACGGTCAAGAGGCTTAATTTTTATAATGGTAAATCGAGATTGTAAATTTTCAATGATTTTTTGTAGATTTGAACTGGATGATATAAAATGGACGTTATGACTGAATTTATCAATACAATTACGAAACACTTGTTGACTCTGTTCATTAATAAAATCCAAATCATCCAATATAATAATTTTTTTCTTGTTTTTAATGGTAGAACAGGTTTGACAAAAGGTCTTGACATCATTACGATAATAATTAATCCCCTGTTCTTTGAGACTATTAATATAAAGTATATTGTCTGTATAATTATCGTAACCTTTGTAATATTCGCGAATAAGAGCATTTAGCAAGGATGTTTTTCCTGAACCCATATTTCCAGTAAACATTATGTTTAAACAATCCATTTTAATAAAAGTATTTAAAATATCAATTATTTCGGCATCAATTTCAAAATCATTAAAATACAATGGTTGATATTTATTTATTAATAATGTACTTTCCATGTATAAATAATATTATACGTTAATTACTATTTAAGTTTATCTTTAATAATAATAATATTAAATTATGAATTCTGAAAAAGAAAATTTTTACAATATTTTAGGAGTTCAAGATAGTTCAACTGGCGAAGATATTAAAAAGGCATACCGAAAAATGTCTCTCAAGTATCACCCGGATAAAAACAACGGCGACCCAGAGTCAGTGAAAATGTTTCAAAAGATAAGTGAAGCCTATGAAGTTTTGGGTGATGCTCAAAAAAGAAACGAATATGACATGATGCGAAAGAATCCGTTTATGCGCATGGGACAACCTGGCGGTGGTGGTATGCATTTTGACCAAATGGACGATTTTTTATCCAATATTATTTTTGGTGGATTAGGAGGTATGCCATTTGGTCCAGGAGGAATGCCATTTGGTCCAGGCGGTATGCCTTTTCCTCCCGGTGGTCCAAATATAAGGATTTTCAGGAATGGAGTTCCTGTCAATTTTGGAAATGAAAAACCTCAGGCAATTACTAAAAATATTTCGATTAATATGGAAACCGTTTTAAATGGGGGGAAAATACCGATTGAAATAGAAAGATGGATATTGGAAAATGGAAATCAAGTCCATGAAAAACAGACCTTATATGTTGATATTGTAAAAGGAATCGACAATAATGAGATTATCGTATTAAAAGACCAAGGAAACGTGGTGAATGAAAATTGTAAAGGTGATGTTAAAATATTTATCAAAATAGAAAACGACAGTGAATTTCAGAGACGCGGTTTAGACTTGATTTTGGAAAAACGTATTTCTCTCAAAGAGGCATTATGTGGATTCAGTTTTGACTTGAAATATATAAATGGAAAAATCTATACTATCAATAACCATGCTGGAAATGTCATACCTCCAGAATACCAAAAAGTAATACCAAATATGGGATTAACAAGGGATAACCATGTGGGTAATTTAATAATTATATTTCATGTTGAATTTCCTGAAAAAATGACATTGGAAAATATAGAAATATTAAAGACCCTATTGTAAATATAATACAATTACCATTTGTATTATATTCATATATGTTTACAGTAAAAGACGTGTTGACGGAGTATTTGATATAACGGGCGGTATTTCCTCTAATTTAAACGCTATACAAATCCGCATATTTTGAAAATACCTATTAAATGCCGCACCCTTATGATAATAATATGAAGGAAAAGAAACACCTCGATTATACAAAGGTTCAATACATGCTATATATTTACTATTATTTGGTATTTTAACATATAAGTATCCATTTAAATCATCATTATTATGAGGTAATTCGGTAGTGTAAATACAAAATGTGGTTGTATTTATTTTAGTATCGTCTTGATGAAAACTTCCATCTTGTCCATATGTTTGTCCGTTTGCATAGACTCGATTTAATTTGAATTTTTTATTTAGTTTTTTTTCAATTTTCGTTTTTAAATAATCTGTAAAAAAATCACATTTGATTAAATCCATATGCCAAAACGGAGTATTAAATCCGGTTGATGAAGATGACGTATGTCCATAAATCCAATTACCTTTGGAAATATATTCATTACACTTTTGTAAATCTTCATTTGATAAGAAATTATCGTAAATATTTATAGACTCCATTTATTTACTACAATTACTACAATTATAAAAAATAGTAATTTATATTTAAATGATTTTTATTTACACATTCATTTTGGCAATCCCATTAATTTTCGAGAATCCAATACCCGATTTGTATACGGACCATTTTTATCAACATAATGTAAAAATGTTTGAGTTTGCTCCGTACCAGTATATTCATCCCTCCAATGTTCTAAATATCTACTGTATACCACTAGGTCTCCACTATTTAAGGAAATCGATACGTTTTTCCCGGTTTTATCTGTTAAACAAAATTCCCACGGTTTTACAGAATTCATATTGATACACACACTCGCACTAATTTCACATTCTTCTCTATCTGTATGTTTTTTTAAATCAGCTCCTTTGTAATAAATACGCATATATGAATAAGTAGGTAATAATTCTTTATTTATATGCTTTTCAATAACTGGTTTTAAATATACGCATAACGATTCACAACATAATGGTGCATAATAAGAAAAACTTTTTTCAACTTGGTGGTCGCCTAATAAAATTTCACTTGTTTTTACACTTTTTTCATAACATTTAATTTCTTCTATCATTTTGCATTGAATGTATATTAACTCACATACTTGAGGACTTAATACATTTGGTATCACTGAATAGCCATGTTTTTCAAAATATTCAGCCATGAATTGTTTATTTCTTGAATATTTTGTTTACTCATTTTATTTTTATATGATTTTTATGAAAATAAAATATATATCCATAATATAGTATGGCAGGTCGACCAAGAAAAGTAAGAAGTATTCAATCTTATATTAACAGTTCAGACGCGAATAGCGGATTATCCATGCTGAAAGCAGGAACCCCACCCAAAGTAGGTGTGACTCATTATTTATGGTATAATTTACAAACCCAGTCAAATCAAGGACCCATGGATTTTGTAAATAGTCCAGAATATTACAAGACCCTACAATGGCAACGTTATGGAAACTTAAGACCATCTTTTACTCCGTGCCCAAAACAGGCATATTTATCATTTCCACCATCTAGATATCCACCAGGTGTTATTCCAGCGACGTTTAACGGCAATTTCAACTCAAATTAGTTTCAAATGTTTCAGGTGGATAAAAGATAATAATAAATTATATAAAAATTATATATTATATAATATATTTAACGTATCATGATAATAAAAAAAAATACAAATACAAAACATTGGATAATCAAATGTACGAAATGTGGAAAACATGGTCATTGGTCTCATCAATGTAGAAAAAAATAATTTTTTCATGATGTTTTATGTTATTTACGAAATCTTCTTGGTAGGAATATCGGAGGATACAATGTATATAGAGTTTTCAGTAATAATGATATATTCTGTGCCGCTCTTGTAAAATTTAGCAATAGGTGAGGTGTACTCATCTTCGGATTTCACCAAAAGCTTTTCGCCAGTTTCTTTGACACCGACTAATGCTTTTTTGTCCAATGAGACTGACCAGTAATCCAACATGATTGGTTTGTCTTCGACAATACCTAATTTAGCAGCATGTTTTAATGTAATATCACTTGGAAGTCTATAATTTGATTCAGTTGCGGGGGCTTTATTCTGTTGTTCAGCAGACATTTATATTATAAAAAGTATTTTAAATCTTTAAATACTTTTATACTAAAACTATAAATTTGCTAAAAGCATGTATTTTATAATATATTTAAAATATAGATATAAATTATACATATAAAATATGAGTAATCATACGACCTCTATATCAAACATAAAACAAACCATATTTCCCTCTCAATATTCATTACATAATGCTGATAATTATTTAGAATCATTAAACCCAATATCATCATCAACAACTGATATTTTGAATAAATACAAAATACTTGTCCTTGAATATTTACAATTTATTTTGGAAAATATGAATTGTAAGTCGGATGAAATATACAAATACATAATATTAAGAGGATTAACCACGATTACGCATGTATATCAATTAACACTTTTAAATACCAAGAATTTGAATTTGTCTTATTTCCATAGTCAAAAAGCATTTTATTATTACGTGGAATTCATTGGTCAAATCACCGGCGAACAAAATACGTTTTTACAATTGACGTCCAAAGATGCCATTATGTTTGTCTATAAAAAAACCATATTCGAAATACATGGAGATTTTCGTAAACCACCCCCTTCAAATAGTGAAGACGAATGTAACCATTATGAAACATTCCATTTGCTGGATGTATATTGTCAAATCATGAAAACAATCGTATCTCAATTTATCACACAATATGATTTAATAGAAATAAGAGCCAGTAAAAGATATTTAGATGAATTGAAAAAAATAGAAAAAACATGTGAAATGATAAACATTTCAAAAACAAACAGCAATCAATTACAAAAAATAAAATTAGTAATTGATTGTTTGGGCGATTTAAATGAAAATTATCATCAAACCATTCAGTTATTTATTACAAAATTTGTTAAAAGTAAATCAGCACATGATTTACCAGAAGATAGTTTCAAAGAAAAAATCGCTAAATTCATATTAGCGAATAATATAAGTTCAAATCTTGATACGTTTATGAATTATATTGTCCCCAATTGAAATCCCAGTCAGGGAAATTATACCGAAATAAAGATTTGTTTCTTACGTATTTTTTTATTTTTATTTTTATTTAAATCACCATTACCACCATGTAAAACAACGGGTTGACTAACATTATGAAATTCATTTATCAACATTTTTTTAATAAACTCATAAATAATATATAATACGTTTTCATTACACATTCCAACGATTAAAATACTTCCTGTCCGGAATATCATGAACGAAACCTCTACGATTTGTGTATACTTGTCCTTATCCTCTTTTGAAATTTGTGAACCCGTCTGTATTTCCACCTCTGGATTATAATAAAATTTACATTGTATTCCAGGATAAGAGCACGGGTCGTAAATACATTGTATATTATATTTCATTTTTAATATATCATACAACGCCTCGCGATTTATATAAAACCCGCAATTAAAATTGGAATTTATCAAAACCGTGTCACTTTTTTGTAAATAACCAAGTGGTTCTTTGATATACGGCTGTAATGTCAACAATAATGTCTTTAACACTTGCTCATATATTTGGTCATTTTGAATTCCAGGTATTTCAACTTTTCCTGTATTAAATACTTTAATATGAAATTCCTTAAAAGTATTATCAATATGAATACGTAAAATCATTACAAAACAATTATAAAACGCGCTCTTCTTTTTACTACGATAACTCATAATATCTTTTCTAGAAATACCAACACTTACCTTACGAATATCCTTGAATTTAATACGCCCGTTTGGATTATTAATACTTGTTATGATTTGTTCATCATAATATAATTCATCTTTTAATTTTTCCTTTATGTAATCTACTTCTTCTTGTTGGAGAGAATTGAACTTCATTTGTTTTTTAATGACACCATTTTTAGGCATCGAATATTGAATCACTGGTATTTCCCAAAATATTGCTTTTAAATCAATTTCTCGATTCAAATAGGCGATTTTTGATTTAGTTGATATATATATTTCCGTAGCTTTAGGAATATCGCAAGTATTTCTATCATTTTCACCAATAATATTATCGGTAATACTTAAAGTGATTTCATTGGATGAATCATCTGGTTCAATCATATCAATATCTAGTTCTTCGCCGTAATCGTTGGAAATGAATTTTTCCCATTCATCATCAATATTTTCCGCGGACTTGCCTTTTATATTGTTTTTTATGTTATTGTTTTTATTAAATTTTGTATTAGACATATCTTGTATATAGTTGCTCTTATTCCTTTAAATTCTTTAAATTAAAATTATTTCAATTATTTTTTTAATGAACTACTATATAAAATGGAGACAAAGAGCATACCAATCCAATGTCACAAAAGTTATTTAAGAAAAGATTTAGAAAAAATAAATCGACCAACTTATTCATTAGAATTAAACAAAAATATTTTTGACCCATCAAAAAGTTCACCACCCAATGAATTTATGGAAAAATTAAACAAACGAATGGATATATACAACCACTTAGAAACCATATCAAGTTCACCGGTGATGACTTATAATATGACATTGCTTTGCTCTGCCTTTGGTAAATAATCCAATAATTTATAAATAATGTAATTTATGTAATATTTTTGTTCACAATCTGGAAAATGCATCGCGTTTTCTATAAAAATCAAAAAATCACTCGTCACTACGTTTTGTTTGTACCGAATAATATAATTCAAAAAATCTTTGATTATATTTTTTTTATTAATATTGTACTTTATCCGCGTTTCTTTAATATAATCCAGTATTTCGTCAACCTTATTCGTTTTGTTGTTATTAATACATTTTTGATAAAGACCCTCCCAAACAATATTATCGATAATATGAAAATTTTCACAAATCATATCTTGATTGGATTGTAAATAATTAATCATACTTCGAATATCTGATTTGAATATTTCCTGTATTTTTTTCAAACACGTATCATTTATGTTTATCAATTCTTTTTTGGTTATATTTTTTAAAAATTCAATGATTTTTTCTTGGGGCAACTGATTAAATCTCAACCGGAGAAATTCGTTTTGTAATCCTTCGTCTATACGACTAATATAATTACAAATCAAACAAAAACGAACATTATTTGAATAATTTTGTAATAAATATTTCAACGCCTGTTGCGCGTTTTTGGTCATGTAGTCTACCTCATCCAGAATAACAAATTTCATTCCCTTCGTAAATAATGTTTTGGAATTGACAAATTGATTAATTTGATTACGAATAATATCTATACCTCTCTCATCAGACGCGTTTAAATGAATGACTAACCCTCTATTTTTTTCATTATTTATATCTTGATATTTGTTTATTAGATTTATAATAGTCGTTGTTTTACCCGTACCAGGTGGTCCGTATAAAAGTAAATTAGGGAAATATGATGTTTTTATAATATTTTGAAGGATTTCTTTGTTTAGAGGGTCCAATACAATATCTTCAAATTCTGATGGTCTGAATTTTTCGATCCATGGTATTGATTCATTTTCTGTATTTATATTTAGATTCAAATTCGTCAAACTCATTGTAAATTTTATACATTACTATAATTTTTAGTTTTTATATTTTAGTTTTACTATTTTAGTTTATAAAATAATTGAATTATATTTCTTTTTATTTATAAATGAATAAAACCATGCCTTCTTCTTTAAACAAAAACAACGAATGTGGATATTTAGAAATATTTATCGGTCCTATGTTTTCCGGAAAAACTAGTAAATTAATTGATTTATATAAACAATATTCGTTTTGTAATATTCCATTAGCTGTCATTAATCATTCGTCTGATACAAGATATGATGATACGATGTTATCCACTCACGACAAAATTATGATACCTTGTATTCAAACATCAACCCTAACCAGTGTTACAAATGACATGGATAATGTTGATGTTATTTTGATTAACGAAGGTCAATTCTTTGAGGATTTATATGATTTTGTAGTCGATATGTTAAAATTCAATAAAAAAATATATGTTTCTGGTTTAGACGGTGATTTCAAAAGAGAGAAATTCGGTAAAATATTAGATTTAATACCCTTGTGTGACAAGGTTACAAAAATGACGTCCTTATGTAGTTTGTGTAAAAACGGTACTCCTGGATTGTTTTCCATGCGTTTGACAAATGAAAAACAGCAAATGTTGATTGGTTCATCAAATTATATTCCTGTTTGTAGGTTTTGTTATGAAGAAAACGAACAAAACGAATAGGTTGGTTTCGTTATAATATTTTTTAAAATAACTTAAATCAATGTTTATCTTATATGTTATAATAAATGGACGGTATTGATATAATCAATGAGGCAATAATGAATAATAATGTAAACGCGGATACTACACCCGCTCAAGTAGCACCTGTAAAAGGAAAAAGAGGACGTCGTTCAAAAAAAGAAATCGAAATGGCAAAAGCATTAGAAAACAAGTTAAATAATCCGGATGTAAATGACGGAGAAAATCATGTCGTTTTACTTGAACCTAAAAAAGAAGAAGAAACTGTAAAACCACCTCCAAAAAAGCGAGGAAGAAAACCAAAAGGAGGCAAAATTGTTCAACAAACTGTGGCTCCACCTCCAAAAAAGGAGGAAAAACCAAATATCATATTACATTTGAAATGTTCTCTTAAAGATTTAGATGAAAACAGCGATTTCAACATGAAAAATAATAGTATTGAATCTTTTACTTTTGAAAATTCAAAGAAGGAATTTTTATATGAGGTCATTGATAATAATCAGGATAAATACTTGCCCAACACAACGATGAATCCATCAGTTACATATAATTCGAACGATTTAACCAATAATTTATTCACAGCGCAGTGTCAAAAAAAGAATATAGACAATGAAGAAGAAACCAAGGAAATATGGAGAAAATTAAAAAATTTAGAATATAATTTACATACCAATAATATTTCGGATAAGAAGTCGGCTTGTTTTTGGTGTTCATATGATTTTGATAATCCGCCAATTTATATTCCAAAATATGTTATGAAAGATACATACCATGTATATGGTTGTTTTTGTACACCAGAATGCGCTACCGCTCATTTAATGGGTGAAAATATAGATACGTCTACTAAATTTGAAAGGTATTATTTGTTGAATCATATTTATTCCAAAATTTATAATTACACTAAAAATATAAAACCCGCTCCAGACCCGCACCACATGTTGGAAAAATACTATGGTTCATTAACGATACAAGAATACCGTTCAATATTAAAGACCGACCGTTTATTTTTAATTGTGGATAAACCGCTTACACGTATATTACCAGAATTCCATGAGGATAATGATGAATTTATAATAAATAATAAAATCATTCCTTCGAATAATTACCAGGCAAAAAGCAAACTTGCTACGATTAAAAAAAACCAGACCAAAAGCAGTATCTTGAGTGAAAAGTTTGGCTTGTAATTTTTACTTTATACTTTGTAAATAATACAATAATATTTGAATTTATTATATTATTTTATCCACCAATCCATATATAGCTAATCCTTGAGTCGAAGCGTATTTTGCTCGATTTCACTTTTGAGTTTTTCTTCTTGTTTATGATTATATGATTTCATCGAATCGTCTAATTTATGTCTAATTTGTTTATATATTTCCTGATTAATTGATGTGGTTTTTTGGGATGGTGCTTTTTTTTCAGCAATCCCTAAATATGCCTTGATGACCTTAATATGGTCGTAATGTGCGTCTTGTAATTTTGAATAACTTGTATCATAATCATAGTCCGTTTGACGCATAATCATATTTATTTTTTCGTTGATTTCGTCTTTGTTTATAAAACTAATATTGTCCATATTATTTATACTTATAAATATTAAATATTTTTTAAACTGTATTAAACGAAATTTATTATAATAAAATATACCCATGAATACAAAGATTGAAAATTTAATAAATGATGTTGGAGGTGTTATCCGTAATGGTGTTAGTAAATTAATGTATGATTTTACGGTTCAACACTTAACAAATGAACTTGAAAAATGTAA